TTAGACAGCCGCTTCCAAGAGGGAGTCTGTTTCGTTGCTGTTCATTTTTTTGGTGTTATAAATCAAATAGTCACCAATAAAAATGGCATCCAACCCGCTTTCGTAGAGACATTCTATGCAGTCAGCGGGCGAACTCACAATCGGCTTTCCTTTCGTATTTAAAGATGTATTCAGGACCATTGGAATACCTGACAATTTATGATACTCATTGATCAAGTCATAATATTTTTTATTGTCTTTTTCTGAAACAGTTTGGACTCTGGCGGTTCCATCAACATGTGTAATGGCCGCAACTAAATCCTTATATTTTTCACGGACCTTCATGGTTATTAGCATGAACGGAGACGGTGCCGGCATTTCGAACCAATTCGCTGCGTGCTCTGCCAAAACTGACGGAGCTAACGGCCTCCAACTTTCGCGCTGCTTGACTACATTAACGCGGTCGCGAATGGAGGCCGAAGTTGGCGCAGCGAGAATTGACCGGTTACCGAGAGCGCGAGGTCCAAACTCCATTTTTCCCTGACACCATCCGATTACCATACCGGAATTTATTAGCTTGGCAGCTTCCTGATGAGGGCTTGCGATCTTCTCAAATGAGATTTTTTCAGAAGAAAGATAATCTACAATTTCCTTAGATGAGAAATCTGGCCCTAAATATACTTGCTCCCTTACAACCGGACGTGTCTCTAAATCACCTACATGTAACAACATTGCGGCCCCAATGGCTGCGCCAGCATCATTCGCGGCAGGCTGAATGTAAATGTTATCTACGAAGTCCAAGCCTGCAACAACTCCATTTGCGTTGCAATTTAGTGCTACACCACCAGCCAAGCAGAAATTCCGATTACCTGTTTGCCCGTAAAGATCTTCTGCGAGAAATGCAAAAGCTCTTTCAATAGCTTTTTGTACTGCATATGCAAGCTCTTTTGAGCTATCTGAAAATGCCTTCTTGTCAGCGATATCTCTGAGCTTTCGCATCGCCTCTCTGTCGATGAAATAGCCGCTCTTATCAAACTTAAGGACGGTATCAATGATAGAAACTTTTCCGCGGCCATATGACGAGAGGCCCATTGTTTTACCTTCCTGGCCTATGTAAGAGTAAAGCCCGCAGAGACTAGTGACATATGTGTACAGATGACCAAGAGAATCTTTGATTGGATAGCTCTTTAACTTCTCAATTGAGATCCCATTGCCAAAATACAGAGAAGTAGATTCATCTTCACCGCGCCCATCAAGCACTAGAATGTTCGACGATTCAAAACCGCTTGAGAAAAATGTTGCCGCTGCATGGCAAAAATGGTGGCGGATGCTGACAAAGTTTCCAAGCCCGCTTTCACGCATACTTTGTATGGCATTTCGATATGTAGTGATATTGCGCGCAATTTGAACTTTTTGCCCGTCGAGGCTGATGTCATCGTGATTAACAGTGTTTTGCTCAAATGGTCTGTTATTTGCGATAAATGAAGAATAATCAAACGTAACGCCAATATTCTTCACGTCACTGATTTTCAGACCCGCCTCTTTCAAGCAGAACTGGATTGCATCATGGGGAAAATTGGTTGAGTGGCGAACTCCATCAAATCGTTCTTGTTCTACCGCTGCGACCAGCTCGCCATCGCACAAAATAGCGGCGGAAGTGTCATGCAGCAGATTTACTCCAAGGTAAGCGTTCTTGCTCGTCATATTTCACCTTTGCAACATTTCTTTGAGTGGATGTGGAACTTCTGTGGTGCCGAATATAAATGTCAACTTTTGTTAAATATATTTTTATTCGAATTCTCACCGCGGAGAAATTTACTATTCTTTTTACGTCATAGCAAATCTTACTGCGCAAGAAAAAAAGTCATTTTTTGCTATTGATTTAATTTGGATTATTCCACTCTTGCTGCTTAGACAAGGAATAACAGAACGAGCAGTGCCACGGTAAGCTGACACCAACCAGCATCATGAGGCTGGTAGAGCCTTGCTTGATTCACTGCTCGCTTCAGTGGATTGAGGCCCGGTCCGGTTCTTAGCCAACCGGTCGGGCGCTCTACTTTTACTACTGTCCTGCTTCGTTAATCACTTGCTCTGCACGGCGGTACTTGTCGATGCAGGCATTGAGGTCGCGCACGATGTCGTCGCCTTCGAGGGCGAAATCGAAAATTCGCCCAGCAGCCGCTGGCAGAAGGTCGGCTCGCGCTTCTCGATTCCCAGCGGCGGCAGCTTGGGCAGCAGCGGCTGCACTAGCCGCGTCGACAGCAACTGACAGGCGCACAGCACCAGCGCGCAACTCAGCGCGCAGAACATCTATTTGCTTCTTTGCATTCTCTTTCTCCTGTTGAACGGCGGCTGTGATCGCAGCGACGGCAGCCTGGCCACCGCGCTCGGCCTCCGGGTATCGTTCGGTGGCGCTGGCCAGGGCGGTGGCGTGCTCCTCGCTGACCTTCGCCGCCCTACCCTCATCAATCTGAGCCTGGCGGTGCCCACCCCATAGGTAACCGCCAATCAGACCCAGGCAAAGGGCCAGCACGACCGCGCCGAGGGCTGTCATTACCGCCTGAATCCGGTTCATGGGATCACCTCCAGCGCACGGTCATAGCAGGCCTTGCGCTCGGCAAAACCGTTTGCATCGCCAATGGCCGCCGTTTTCTTACCCCGGTTCACCACGTCGCTCACGCCATCGATGTCGCCGGCATCAGCCCACTTGGCCAGGCCATTGACCTACCAGAACCAGCCGGCAGCGCGGCAGCCGTGGACCGGCTCGCACAACAGGCGGGGCTGCCCCACGCAATCTACGTGCAGCGCCATCATGGCGGCCAGGTGGTTGAGGTAGCCCGTGATCTGGATCGGGCCCTGGCCCTTCCAGAAGCGGCCCGGCGTGCTGCCGTTTGCAGCCGCGATCCGAATCGCCTCTGGATTGGTGTTACCAAGATCTGCTCGATGGTCATAAGCAGCGCCGCTGGCCAGTTCCTCCATGAAATGGAACTGGCCCGACTCATGGCCGATCTGCGACAGGAAGGCGGCCATGCGCAGGCGCGTATCGATCCCGAATTCCTGCATGGCTGCATTGAGGGGCTCCAAAAACAACGATGCCCACGTGGAAGGAGCGCGTGATCCGTTCGCTGGAGCGCATCATCCAATGGCGCGGTCGGCCGGATCGGATACGTTGCGACTGCAGCAGGCGCATTTTGGTAGCCGAGCTCTATGGGAAAATCGATGTCGTCGCCGAAGGCGAGAATATCTACGCTCAATACAACAATGCCACTGAGAAACTATTACTAGCTTCTAGCGGCATGTCTCTAAAACTGGTTGCGGGGGCGGGATTTGTCCGTTATCTACCCTTCAGAATCAGCTGAAAAATAGTTAAAAAGGTCCGCTTCTGGCCGATTGCGGACCACCACGGATGTCAGTCCTCAAGTCGTGAAATACCAAGCGTGTCTCTAACTTCGAATATTGCTTTGCCTTGGACAAACACGCGAAATCTCGGATCAGAAGGCCCTCCGAACGGAATTTCATCGAGCCAAGCATCTATATTCATAACATTCAACCTGGCCATTAAAGCTTCGGCATTAGCTTTATTTTTATAGAATCCCACGCAGTGGTCATGACGCATCGCCATAATGTGCGTGAAAAAGAACTCACAAGCCTGATGTTCACTACCAGATGTATATATTGGAGCCGTATCTTGTCCTCGCTCCGTGTAGTACACCATCCATTGCGTGCCATTATTAGTTAAACAGAAGGCATCAGAGGCCGTACCTCGCTCCCCAATTGCGTAGTTGGCCCCGTTACAACCTTCTTGATGTAGACGCTGCTCAAGTTCACGTATATTCATGATTACTGGGTTTCATTTGGATGATGGTCTGCTTCTGGCCGATTTCAGACATCATATGCCCCTCGCAACTCGCCACTATACATCCGAAGGTAAAGCTTGCTTCAACAGAAACGCCAAGAAAATCTCGGCCGAAATGGTGCTGGAGAACCATTCGTCGGAGAGCAACGCAATTGCGCCAGCGCCGAAAACAAGTAAGGTCCCGTCTGGACAATTAAGATCCTTTTGTTTTTGATACGCCCGGTAGTGCAAAGCGGCTTAGTTCTCGCTCAACCCTTATCCAGCTCGAGGGGTTCACTTTAAACCTGGCTCATTTGTGAGAGTCTAAACTCTACTGCTGTGTCAGGAGCGCGATGGCCTCGAATAGGAGGTCAACGATTATTTCTGATCCAACGGAATATCGTCCTTCCTGTCCAGAAAGAAACATGATCGTAGATCGGACGGAAGAAAAATTTTGCGCTAACAAGATCAGATGCACAGCGCTCGGCCCTCTCACACCGGCCAACCAGTTCTGCACAGTCCTCTCGCTTGCGTTTGTAAGCTTGCAAAGCGTCTTCACAGCATGCCGAGATGCTCCAATCTCTTGCTTGAGCGCGACCTCGATCGCTATCGCATACTCATGCGCTGTTAAATTTTTGGGAGTTTCATTCCGCAATTTTTTGCGTGCTTCTCGCAACATATTTCACCTCAGCGAAAGTATATTGATCCCAAGCCATAGGAGGTTAGGTCGTAGCGCAGATGCTTCAGATGAGGTGAAGGCGATGTCTACAAATAGGCCCGCAAAACGCACCCTGGACAAATCAACTCAGCAGCGTGCTGCTGCGTATGTACGCATGTCCACTGAGCACCAGCAATATTCGACCGAAAATCAACTCGATGTAATAACAGCGTTCGCTCTGTCGCGAAATCTCGAAATTACTAAGGTCTACACGGATGCGGGTAAAAGTGGATTACGACTAGAAGGTCGTGACCAGTTAAAGTCACTTTTGACTGACGTAGAGTCTGGATTCGCTGAATTCGGAGTTATTTTAGTCTACGACGTGAGCCGATGGGGGCGTTTTCAGGATCCAGATGAGAGTGCTAGCTACGAGATTCGTTGTAAACAAGCCGGTGTTCGAGTTCTGTATTGTGCAGAACAATTTGAAAATGACGGCAGTGCAGTTTCTAGCATCATTAAGAATGTCAAACGAACAATGGCAGGGGAGTACAGCCGCGAATTAAGTGTAAAGGTTCATGCAGGGCAGCTACGGCTGATCCAGCTCGGTGTTCGTCAAGGCGGTGCTGCCGGATACGGGCTTACAAAGCCACCAAGCTCTTCAGTCCTCTGATAAAACGACTACCCTCTGACCACAAATATCGTTTGTCTGGCCACGGCTACGCGCAAGATTCTCTAGAACTTGCTGAATGCACTCGGCATCTTCGGTCTGCCTTGAGTAATTCTGATAGCCGGCATTTCCAGAAAGCGGAAAATTTCGGTACACGGGAGCCGCGGACAACGTCCGCAAGCTATTGGCTTTACGCATTTGATTCTCCAAAGAAACGACACTAAGGCATCTCAACGGAGGGGCTCAAGAAACTGAAGAGGCAACAGAGTCGGGATGAGGAAACGAAATCAGGGTAAGGCGTTAGGCGGGATCTTGATCCGTAAGAGGACATGCAGACCTTACTCCTATTCCATCCTTAATACGGATATGGAACTCATTTATTTTTCTATCGTTCGAGGCAAGGCGATAGCGTCACGACATTTATAGCATTCATTTATTTTCGCGCCACCGTAATGCGAGACAATAGAGGTGTTCAAATGGCACAGCCTTCCAAGGAGAATTCTAATGAAAAATCGCTTTAGTGAAAGCACTGCTAGCCTAAAGGAACTCACAACGACCGTGCCGATGACCTCAAAGGATCATGCAGAAATTGTACGAAGGAGGGTTATCGTCAGACGCTTACTTGAAGATGCAAGAGACGACGCGAAAAGAAGACGAAGTGATCTCGGCTGATTTTTCTAGATCGATCTTCGATTTTTCTTCGGTCTTCCATCAATAAGAGCAGCTGTAGGCGTACGCAACGTCGATATAAAGGAAGGCCGAAATTTAAACGAATGGTAGATAGCAAGAATGAGCTATGCCGTTCTCGGCTACTGAACACCTTGAACAGCCGAGACAACCGCATCGAAGGAGCAAGGCTTTACAAGCAGTGCGTCAAAAACTCTCAATGCTTGCCAAGAGTTTTTCAAAGGCGTCGCACTCAACAGCACAATTGGTATGGAAGAAAATCGAGAGTCATTCTTGAGCAAGGTTGCGAACTCCAACCCATCCATAATCGGCATCCTCAAATCCGTCAAAACAACGTCCACAGATTCATCAGACCCTATCATCATGTCATAGGCTTCTCGGCCATTCTCGGCTTCCAACACGCGGTAGCCTTCTGTTTGGAAGACCTCTGAAAAAATGGCCCGGACATCGCAACTGTCCTCAACAATTAGCAATGTGCGCCCTGGGTTGACTTTCTCCATGACCTCTCCTCAATGTTGGCCATGGGTGTACTAGGTCAGGACATCAGAGGGCTAAAGACAGTATCAGGCAAGAACCATTTAATATGCATCAGAGAATTCCTGACAAACGCGCCACTTGCTCTGACAGAAGCGTAGGACTAGTAGACGGCGCCAAGGTAAACATCCATAAGCTATCAAGGCACTAGAATTTATCAGCCAAGCCCCGATTTTTTGCGGCCGTTATTGAAGCGATCAAAATCGTCCCGGCAGTCAATATTGCAGAACAGCAGATTGACTGCCACCGCTTCGTCACAAAAATGGCAGCGGCAATCCGGCTGCAGAGAAGGCGCTCGCCGTGCGGCTGCCAGGCCAGCGGCAATGGTTCGAAAAATCTTATTGTCTGCGTTATCGGCGTAATCGCTCATGGTTACTTGCTCTCATTGGTAGGAAGTTGATAGGGGCGGAAACTGAGCACTTCTTGCCCCGCCCACTCGTTCAAGGAAAGAAACTGCGCCTGTAGCGGCTCAATCTCGTTGCAGCCGAAGACTCCAGCGGCCTTGGTCACATCCCCAAAGCCACCCGTGTTGTTAGGCATGGTGCCGAGCAACTGCGGCGGCACGCGGTGCGCGGCCAACACGTCATCGCGCGTGCAATTCTTGATGTTGAAAAATTCGTCCTTGGCCGCGATCTCGGAGACCGGCAGAATCTGCAGGCCATCTTTCTTGCCGCCTGGTGCATATACAAACAGGTTGCGGAAATTGCCCGGTCCCTTGCTGTTGCGCATCGCCTCGCGCAGCTTGTCCACGTCATTGACGTTGCTGGCCGTGTCGGTCATGTAGAGGATGAAGCCGGCGTGAGAGCCGTTGAGATAGTAGCGGCGCCGGAAGAGCGTGGCGGATTCATTGAGCCAGGCCGATTGCAGCGCGCTCACGTACTGCGGCACGCCGTACACCTCCTGATTGATATCCGGGGCCTGCAAGTGCCAGATGCCGTCCCGCTCGAATTCGTAGGTATCCCGCCAGCCATTGACGAAGAAATACCGCCCTGGCTCTACGCCCACGCGCGTGTATTTGGCCAATGCCGGCTTGTGGTTCAAGAGCTTGCCCGTCATGCTTTCGCGCCGCTCGGCATAGCAGTTGCCGAACAACAGGAAGTCCAGCGCCAGGCGCGTGAAGTCGCCACGCGACAACACGGCGGACGGCTGGAAGGTCGACGCCAGGATATTGACCTTGCACCAGATCGCGCTGGCATGGTGGACGCTGGCATTCAAGGACTTGGCCAGGCCGGCCATACTGAGCGGCGGCTCGTACCAGTCACCATTGCGATAGCACTCGACATCGGCCAGCATGTCGCGGCCCTCCAGCACGGGCGACGGATCGCCAAAAGAAAACGCTTCGACGGCTGGTGCCGGCGGCTCAACCTTGGCCGGCAGCGTGTTGTCGGATGCAGCCGCGCGGCGGCGTGCTCTGTGTTTCATCAGAAGAACTCCATGGATGAGGTGTTGTTAGCGGTGGTGCCTTCGAACGGTTCGTAATCGAGGGCGTGCATGACCGACCAGGCCAAGTCGGCGTGACCGGTTTCTTTCGAGCGGCCGGCGTCATAGGTGACGGCGCGTCCGCTGGGCGTGAGGATCTTGCGAATGGCCATGAAGGACTGCGCGATATCAGTCCAGCCGGCATCGAATTGCAGGCGGCCACTGCGGATGATGTTTTGGGCCTTCAGCACCATCCGTGTTTTGACTTCCGGCGAATAGCTGATAGGCGTCACTGCGGGGAAGAATTGCTTGACCAGCGGGAAGACGCCCACGCCCATGCCGGTGGTATCGATGCCGATGTACTGGACGTTGTACCGACCGCACATTTCCTTGATGAGCGCGGCCTGTTCCGAAAAATCCTTACCCCACCACTGGTGGCGCTCCAGAATGCGGAAATTGCCGCCTGGGACCAGTGGTGGTGCAATCACCGAGCAGCCGGCGCTATCGCCCGTCAGCGAAGGGTCATAGCCGATCCACACGGGCCGGTAGCCAAAGGGACGGGCCGTAAAGGGCTTGTAGTCATCCCAATCTACCCACGAATCGACCATGCTGCGCTGTAGGTCAGCGAGCGGAAACACCGACGCAGAATCGTCGATGAAATTGCACATCAGCAGGTTATCGAACTGGTCCGGCGAGTATTCGAAGTCGCGCAGTTCATCGATGTCGAACAGATCGCAACCACCGGCCGCAGCGTCCATGATCGTAACGATCTGGCGCCAGATTTTGTCCTCGCCCGTGAAGCCCGATGACAGCCGCTTGTGGCTCACATCGATATTGACCTTTTCGCCCTTGGCGCGGCGCTTGTTGAACGCCTCGCCGGTCCAGAAGGGGTATGCCTGGTGCGTGGTGGCCGAGGGCGTCGAGAAATAGGTTTTGCGCCACTTCTTGTGCAAGGCCATGCCGGACGCGACCTTGTTCAACTCCGTGAAATTGTGCGTCCAGAAAAACTCATCGAAATAGAAGTTGCCGTGATAGCCCTGCGCGGTTCTGGCGTTCGTGCCGAGGAAATACAGGTGCGCGCCATTGGGCAGTACGATGGGATCGCCGGACAACTCCACGCCGCACGCATCCTTCGCAAACTGCATGATGTACTGCTTGAAGACGTGCGCTTGCGACTTCGAGGCTGAGAGAAAAATCTGATTGCGCCCAGTCTGGATCGCATCAATCAGTGCCTCGCGCGCGAAGTACCAGGTCGCACCGATCTGGCGCGACTTCAGGATGATGCGCGTGCGCTCGTCGCCGTTTCGGTACCAGACCTTTTGATAGTCAAACAGCGAATCGTTGAATGCCTCGACGATGCGCTGCTGCGCTTCCTCGCTGAACTCATTACGCACCGGCTTCTTCTTGGGGCCAGCATTGCGATTGGCGATCTTGGGATTGAGGTCGGTTTCATTGCCGCCCGGCTGCTCATAGCGGCGCACGCGCGCGGCCTGCACAAGCTGACGCATCAACGCGTCGAGTTCCTTGTACTCGCCATTGCCCTTTACTTCCTTGGCAATCAGTTGCACTAGCCGGCTGGGCGATGGGGTAGCGCGATGCGAGTGGCTTGGTCAGTAGTACGGCGCAGATCACCAACGAAGACGCCATCATGGAAGCAGGCGGCAACCTCGACATGGCTGCCGTGAATTTGCGTAATACCCGCAGCGGTGTTGCGGTCAATACGGTGCGTACTCTGGATGAAACCTATGCGATGCACATCGCGTCCTGGTGGCACAACGGCGGCAACGAGCATTACTACAAGCCTGACTCCTCCAATTTCACGGCCTATGAAATTCTCTATGTGAATCCGGCGGATGTACTGGAGACCAAGAGTGTCGTTACGCCGGATGGCTACGTGATTGGACGGGACGTCATCCGCACTCACGCCGACGATACCGTTTTCTATAAAGGTATGTCGAGCGCTTGGGACTCTTTCGGTCAGGTGACTCGCGGCAGCGCCACCGACGGCACTCGTGTGCTGTACTTCACGGAGCAACGCGCCAATATCAGTAATCCGGACAAGGTCTCTGGCGGAGACGATCCGCGTGATGGCCGCAATGATGTCAGTTGGCAGCCCATGCCCGGCTACTCCAACCAATATGGCAATTGCACGAACAATTGCATCCGATTTGTTACGGAAAAGGACTATACCGATCCCAACACGACCTTCTTACGCAACACGCAGCGCATCCTCGCGCCCCAGCATGACTCGCTGGAAGTGACCCGCAACGCTCACCATACCGCCAGTGAAGACCAACTTGCGCCCGGAGCCGGATCGGTGGCCGAGATTCGCGCTGGCGGCAATGCCAACATTCGTATCGCTCAATCACTGAGCAATGAATTCAGCAATATCGTGGCTAACGGTGCATTGTGGCTGGGCGGTAGTAACGCTAGCATCACCAATCTGGGCCAGACCTTGTATCGTCGCCACAACTTCGACGGCAAATTTGTCACCACCGGCGGCCTGGTTGTTGCCTACAGTATGCCAAGCATCTCGGAGGTGATCGGCACCACCCAGGGCGCCATCGTGGGCAATGGCGGGTTGAACATCGTAGCCAACAATTTCAGTAATACTGATCTGTCGGCTGGGAGTGCAGCCAACATCCGCAATGACATCACTCCCACAACCGGTAGTGGCCAGTCCATCGGTGGCTTGCTGGGCAATGTGGCCGGCCGTCCTAGCGTCACGATACCAGGCGGCGCACTTCCCTCCACTGGAGGCTTACCGAGCATGAGCGGCTTCCCCGCCGGAGCCTCATTCCCGCAGAACGGCAACGTTCCTCTCCCCCTTCGACCAGGGGTGTTGTTCCGGCCCTCGGCAAGTGCCAGCTATCTACTGGAGACACGTTCCCAATTCACTGACCACCGTACTTGGCTCAGCAGCGACTACCTGCTCACAGCGCTCAACGTCGATCCCTCCACTACCCAAAAACGTCTTGGTGATGGTTTCTACGAGCAGCGTTTGGTGCGTGAGCAAATGGCCCAACTCACCGGTCGGCCCAGCGGCAGCGCCAACGACGACTCCCAATACCAGCGGTTGTTGACCAATGCTGTGAGTGTGGCAAAACGCTGGGACCTGCGCCCCGGTGTGGCGTTGACGGCAGAACAGGTCAGCCATCTCACCAGCGACATCGTATGGCTGGAATCACAGAAGGTGGTCTTGCCTGATGGTCGTACCGAAGACGTCCTGGTCCCCAGGCTCTACTTGGCGCACGTGGACAAGGACGCGCTGCTCAGTAGCGGCGCCCTGATCAGCGGCAGCGACATTACCATCCAGGCCGAAAACATTACCAATAAGGGGGGCTTCATCGACGGCCGCGCCAGTGGCAACGGCCGCACCGTTCTGGTGGCCGCTAACGACCTCTCCAACTTGGGCGGGAAGATCAGCGGCGACGAGATCGTGATCAGTGCCGGCAGGAACGTGAACAACGAAGCCCTCACCGTTACCCAGAACTACGCTAACGGCCAGACCAGCGGCAGTTACACCTCGCTGTCGAACCAGGGTAGCATTGCGGCCGGCAAGAACCTCACCGTTCGTGCCGGTGCAGACATCAGCAATCTGGGCTCAACGCTGGCCAGCGGTCGCTTAGGAGATGCCACTTCAGGCAACCTGAGCTTAAGCGCCGGTCGCGATATCAAGCTGGACACGATCAAGACCAGCAGCACTTACAATGCCAACTTCAGTGGCTATCTGGGCAGCGCCCAAAGCGTCGCCAGCGTAGGCTCCAACATCAACGCCGGTAGCAACTTGACGCTGGTAGCGCAGCGCGATCTGAGCATGACCGCGGCGCAGGTTGACATCGGCAGCAATGGCATTGGTAGCGGCTCGCTGATGGCTGGACGAGCGGTGACGATTGGGGCGGCACTGGATCAGTCCGAATCGATGGTGAGCCACACCACCTCCAGATCCTACGTGCGAGCAGACGATCAAGGCGTCAATGTGGTGGGCAGCAACATCAACGCCGCCGATGGAATTAGCATCAAGGCGGGCTTGCTGGAACAAGCGGACGTCAAGGTGGCTGCTAGCAACATCACTGCTGGTAAGGCACTGGCAGTGGCGGCCAGCGGTGATATTAATGTGGTTTCCGAAGATGCTTATCGTAGCCATAGCGAATACGCCACAAGCACCTCGCGCGGCCTGGCCTCCAGCACCACACGCACCAGCTATGGAAAGCGTGCCTATACCAATGCCGTGGGCAGTACCTTGAGCGGCGACACGACAGTGCTGCAAGCGGGCAAGGACATGAGCATCATCGGCAGCAACGTCGTATCGAGCGCCGGGACTTCGCTGGTGGCGGGTGACAACATCACGGTCGTCTCTGCCAGTGACAAGTTCGAATCCGCCAACAGCAGCAATAAGAAGAGCAGCGGTTTGCTTGGTGGCGGTGGATTCGGCTTCACCATCGGCACGCGCGAGTTGGATAACAAGAACACCACCGTCAGCACCACCGCAGTGTCATCCAATGTGGGCAGCATTGATGGCAATATCTCGATTAAGGCGGGCAATGCCTATACGCAGAGTGGCAGCAATGTGATTGCCCCCAGGGGAGATATTGATGTTGTGGCCAAGCGCATCAGTATTCTTGCAGCGGCTGAGACCGAACGCAATACGCAGGATATGGTCTTCAAGCAAAGCGGCCTGACGGTTCAGATCACCAGTCCGGTGTTGTCGGCGATTGAGACGGCGCAGCAGATGGCGCGCGCGGCGAAGAACACCTCGGGCGGGCGGATGCAATTGCTAGCTGCAGCTAATATCGGCTTTGCGGGCAAGAATGCAGTGGATGCTGTGCGAACGGGCCAGGGCTTTCAGGTCGATGGCAAAGACAATCCGCAAGTCCGGACAAATGCCCTTGATGAAAACGGCAAGCCCAAGCTCGGCGCCGACGGCAACCCCGAGACCCGCGACGCCACGGCAGCTGACAAGGTAGGTGGGATCAATCTAGCCATCAGCTTGGGCGCAAGCCAGAGCGAGAACCACAGTCAATCCAATGCCAGTACCGCACGCGGTTCCACCCTCAATGCGGGTGGCAACATCAGCCTGATTGCGCAGGGCGGTGGTGCTGACAGCAACCTCATTGTGCAAGGCAGCGACATTAGGTCCGGTGCCAACACGCTCCTGAAAGCCGACAACGAAGTGCGCCTGCTGGCTGCGCAAAGTACGACCGAACAGCACAGCAGCAACAAGGCGATGTCGGGATCGGTGGGTGTCTCAATTGGTACCGATGGCTTACTCTTCAATGCAGGGGTGTCGGGTATGCACAACAACTGGCTGGGAAGTCACCCCTAGAGCAGAAAACTCCGAGTGTTTGGGTCGCAGATCTTGGAGGAGGTCAAACAGTTACATTGCGTTCAGTATCTAGCTCTCAAGGGGTGACAGGGGCTAGATGGACGATTGACTTACGCGGTTCTCCGCAGTTGCAGAATATAAATTCTTCTATTAAACAATTTGAACTGAAATTTAGGTGAGACATGTTATCGAATGAGAGATACCAATTTATCCTTGAGCGCGTCAAAGGCATGGCGCTTGATGCAGTTTGGCTTTATTTGGAAGACGACAGTCAATCATACGAAGAAAGGAAAGAAAAATTCTTGTGGATGCTGAAAAAAATGGTTGATGAACGTCTCATCACGTTAGCGAAAGACGGGATATTGATTCGTGATTCTATCGAAGACGTCCTTGATCAATTCCGTATGGCGTTTCCCGCTTATGACGGTGACCTAAATAATGGTATCTGGTTTTTCACCCCGTCATGTCCTTGCGGAATCGGGTGGTTGTTGCAAGATGGCTCGATTGATTGGGCTTAAAGTCTCGCGTTACATCGAATGCCAAGTTCAGCAGATCACCGGCCAGCGGTATCTGCCCGGATACAGCAGCAATGAAGCGCAATACCAGGCCTTGATGAACGCGGGTGTGCAAGTGGCGCAGGCCAATCACTACACCGTGGGCGTGGCGCTGACCGATGCGCAGATTGCGGAACTGAAGACCGATATCGTCTGGCTGGTCAAGCAGAACGTGACGCTTGCCGATGGCAGTACGCAGGAAGTGCTGGTGCCGCAGGTGTATATCCACGCCTCCAATGTGGAAGTGACCGGCCAGGGCACGCTGATTGAGGGCAATAACGTGGCCTTCCAGGCGGCGCAGGATATCGTCAAGAGTGGCGGCACGATTGCCGGGCGGCAGAGCGTGTCGCTGGCGGGGAACAATGTGCAGAACCTGGGTGGGCGCATCAGTGGCGGTGCGGTCACGGTAGCGGCTGCGCAGGACGTCAACAACCTGGGCGGCGCCATTGACGGCAGCAGCAGCGTCACGCTGGCGGCCGGACGCGACATCAACGTCAACAACACCAGCGTCAACACCGCCGTCGGTTTGAGTATTTCACTAACCAAAATAAAACGCCCGCCAGTTTTTTATCGGCGGGCGTTTCTTCGACTACCGGCAACCTGCTAG